CGGATGACGCCGTGCGCCAGCTCGGTGTGGACCTTCAGGCCGAACTCGACAAGGAGCATCTTCCGCGTAGAGTCGCCAGTCTTGGCAAGGTTCTCAGTGCGGAAGTCGCGCAGGTACACGACCGAAGCATACTCGGGGTCGATGAGATACGCCTTGTCGTTGTCCATGAAGCGGTTGGGCACGAAGGTCACGCTGCCGAAGTCACCCACGTACACGTCCGCAGCGCCGATGATCGTGGCCTGACTCTCACCGGGCAGGTTCTTGCGGAACTCCGCGATGCCCTTGAAGCCAGAGGCGACCATCTTGATCCGCGGACCCATCATGCAGATGTCAAGCGAGCCACCCTCGGCCCACACCTTCTGCATGGTGTCCTTGAGCTGGGCTTCGGTGTACGCACGGGCGGTGCCGGGCGTGTAAGCCGCGTTCGGATAGCCTTCATTGGTGGCGCTCACGGAGAAGGTCTGGTCAACACCATCGCTGGCCTTGTCAACGTTGGTGATGAGGAACGCACCGAAGCCAGCCGTCTCGCGGGCGGTGGAGTTGTTGCCCCCGGCAGCCGCCTTATCGCTGACAAGGCGCTTCTCCATGTCACGCTTCAGCTCGGCAGAAGCCTTAGCCATTTCGTAAGCCAGCATTCCGCGAATGCCAGCCTTGTCAACGGCCTCAGACGTACCAGAAACGCCGACCACCTTGCGCGCGATCTGCGTGTAGTTGCCAAGGCGCTTCGTAGGCGCACGGGCGTCGTTCACAGCATCATCGCCTTCGATGTGCTTGTTGTCAGCGTCCGCGGCAGCCAGAGCATCAGTCTGCCACTCGAAATAGGTGTTGTCCGCCTTGCCACGGCCCACGTTCGACATGAACGGGGTGTCTTCAGGCGAAATGCGATAGATCGTGTCCGCAAGGTCTTCACGGACCGAACGGTACACGTCATACCGGGTTACAGTGTTGGTAGGTGCCGCCATGTCAAAACCTCACTTCCTTAGCAGCTCAGACATCATCCACAAGGGTTGCAAAAATCGGGACCGCATCCTTGACACGACCCGTCTTTGCGAGACGCTGCTTTGCGCGAGAAATGTCAGACACAGCCCGGGGAGCGTGCGGCTTTGCACTGGGGGGCACCGGCTTCGGGCCCTGCTTCGGCGTCGGCTTCGGCTTCTTTGACATCAGCTCGTCGTACTGCCGAGCCTTCCAGAGAGTGATGATGGCGCGGTGGTCATAGACCGCTCGCAGCTCATCTTCACTGAAACCGATCGACTTGCCGTATTCAACCAGCTTTGCCCGCTCGGAAGCCCACGCATCGGGGTTTTTCCATTCGGGCCGGAATTTCAGAAGCTCTTCCGCGCTCTGTGCCATCATACGGGCACGGGCTTGCGCTGCTTCTGCCGCCTCTTGCTCCTGTAAGCGCTGATACTCCGCTTGGGCAGCAGCAATGCGTTCCTGCTTTTCCTGCCACTCACGCTGCGCCTTGATGTATTCAGTGGGATTGTCAGCAAGCGCGTCCCAATCGGGCTCCTGCACTGTCAGCCTGATGCTTTCGATCAGGGCAGGCAGAAGCTGCTTGTACTGCTCACGCTCAATCCGCACGGCCTCGCGTTCGCTCTCGAAAGATCGTCGCTCTTCCGCAAGGGCCTGTGTCTTGCGCGTATAATCCGCCGTCCGAGAATACCCGGCGAGAAGTTCGTCCAAAGTCACCTGTACTTCCTTGCCGTCTACCTTGACGGTGTAAGTCTCAGGTTCCTTGGCCTCTGCTTCTTCCCCTTCCTGAGTTTCTTCGTCGTCGGTGGCTTCGTCCGTAGCTTCTGCATCGGGATCAGCCGACTCTTCGTTGTCGGTGTCAGCCGATGGCGTCTCGTCTGCTACGTCCTCTGCCGCAGTCGCCGTAACCTCGTTTTCGGTCTCGGCTGCATTGGAAGCGTCGTCCTGTGGCGAAACGTCCGGCTTGTCCGTGGTTCCCGGGTCCAGAAACGCTTCAAAATGGGCCGCTGCTTCCGAAAGCCCGATGCCTTGCGGCTTGTCGGTATTGGTCATGTAATATACCCCTCAGTTCGTGTCAAAGTCAAGCTGTTGTGTCAGACACTCAACTTACATGTCACGAGACTTGCGATTGAAGCGGGTCACCTCGTAGTCGTGAGCAACCTCTACCAGTCGGGCCCGAAAATTATGCACGGCTCGTAGGTCATGCCACGCCGTCTCGCGTTCGCCGATGGACTCCGCGTTCCGCCATCGCTCAACATGCTCATTTTCCAGATTGGCGAGGATTTCCATCACCAACGGGTCATCCAGAAGCCGCTGGGCGGCCTGCGACCGAAGCTTTATCTGTTCAACGTTCACCATCTACTGCATCCCTTGCATTTGGTCGGGCGTCGGACCCTGCACCGGTACCTGCTCTTCCTGTGCGTTGGTTTCCGCTTCTGCCAAGGTTAGAGCCGTCTCAACTGCCATCCGCTGCCGCTCCATCAGGTGGCGGAGCCGCTCGACATCTACGGTTGTCTGGTATTTGGCCTCAATCTCGAAAGCCTTCAGGAAGGCGTCAGACTCAATCTTGTCACGCTCACGATCATCGCGTAGGCGCATCTCGCGTTCCTTCAGCGCCAGATTTGCACGCTCCTTCTCGATGTCAGCCGTCACCTTCATCTGCTCGATCTGAGCGTAGATTTCTTCGACCGAAGGCTTCTTGTTCTGCGCCATCTGCTGCATGAACTGCTGCATGTCCTCGGCAGTGATGCGCTTGAAGAAGGACTCGGTGTCCTTGTACCCGTTCAGCTCGACAACCCTACCGAGCGTCTCGCGGAACTGTGTCAGATCGCACAGCGGGTTGACAGGCCCGAGCGTCATCAGGATTTCCTTTTGCTGCTGCGCAACCTGCATCAGGAAGGCAATCCGCTCCTGCTTGTTGCCAAGCCCAACGCCGACATTTGTCACAACGTGCATGTCAACGTCCCAGCTCGCTGGGTCCACCTCGACCCACTTCCCTCGAAGCTTGACAACGCGCTTGCGGTCCTGGTGCTCAACCACCAGCCGGAGAAGGCCCCGGAACAGGCGCTTGAGGCCACCACCAGCCAGCAGGCGCGCCACCATCTCAAGGCGCGACTCTGCGGCAGTCACCACCGCGGTCACTGCATCCTTGGTGGTAGACTGTAGCACGTCCGCATCGAGGCCCTGCGTTGTCCGAGAAATGCCCGTCCTCTGGGCACGGGTGTCATCAAGGTACGCGAGAAGCGGCAACGCCTGCTGTCCAACAAACGGGGTGTCAAGCGGCTGCACCATGCCGGGCTGGCGCATCCGGATAATGCCGCCGATCTCGTTGTTGAGCACGTCTGACATGTTGACTTGGTGCTCGACAACCGCCGTGCGCGGGAAGATCGACTGTGCCAAACTGTCAAGCGTGCTGCGGACGATATTGGACTTGATGAGCTGCAAGTCCATCACCTGATCGGCAATGGAGTTGCCAATCGCCGAATGGGGCACTGGTGCCGGGCAGAAAATAGCGTAGTTGACACCGGAGACAACCTCGTCGCTGAGCACATAGAGGCTGTCAGAACCACCAAGGGCGCAGATACGGTGCCGCTCGGCGATGCCGTCGCCGTCCGCGTCCATCAGCACGAGCACATCGTAATATTGGACCTCAAGGATGGACGGGTCCACGCGCGTGTAGTCGATATTGTCGCGCGCCTCAAGCGCCGGGTTCCGCGCCGCTGCTTCCATGTTCATCTCAATGATGGGCTCAAGCTTCCCGTGCTGAAGGATCGTTTCAAGGTCATACCCTTCAGCAACCAGATCGCTGACAAGCTTCTTGCAACGGCGGCCAATCAGGCGGGCCGTGTCCTCGCACCGGGCGTCGCGGGAAATGATGAACTCCTCGGGCGGAACTGCCTCGACCACAAACTTCCTGTCAACGACAGTGCGCCGGAACTTCACATTGTAAAGCGGCTGACCTTCGGGAGAAAGGATTGGCTGCTCGTTCTCGTCTGTCAGAACTTCCGTGTAATCTTCCAGAAGTTCCATACCCTCTTCCTGAGACAAGACGGCAATCTGATCTTCCGTGATCCCCGAATATTCTTCTTCCGTGACACACTTTTCTTCGTTCGGATACCACGTTGCTATGCCGGTCTTGCGGACAAGCGCGTCCTCAAGCAGTGCATAAAGGATGCCCTCGCCGTCATTCTCCACGAAGAAGATGTAATTGATGTAGTCAGTCGCCTGCTCGGCCATCTCTACGGCGTCCATGCGCCGCGGCAGGTACTCAACCACCTTCTCGGAACTGAGAAACACGCGCATGAGGCTCGGCATCATCGCCAGAACCACATCGCGCACCTCGGTCATCACGACCTGCGACCGGCCCCTTTCCTCGTTGCCAAACGGCTCGCCGTTGAAGTAGTCCGTCGCACGCTCCCGGGCCGGGGCGATGTAGCTGTCGATGTAATCTTCAGCGTCCTTGACAAGCAGGTGCAGTAGCCCACGCTTCTGCTCGTCTGTCAGGGGCTTCCCAAGCTCGCGTCGGGGGGTGGTGTCCGCTGCCTTCTTCTTCGCCATGCTCATGCCCGGGTTTGTCTACTGCTCTCCAATGTGCGAATATATCTGACAATTGTGTCAGACACAAGCAATCGTTTCTGTCAAACAATTCCCTTGATATTTCGACGGAGCGGCTTGCCGGGAACCCACGCCGTCGCGCGCCCGCCGACCAGCGCGGCGTCCTCGGCGTATGTCAAGCACAGGGCGTCCGCAATGTCAGGCGACCGCATCCCCCGCTTCTTCATCTCGGACTTGCTTTCGACCTTCAGCTTGCCGTTCGACATGAAAGTGTACGTCACGGCCACCAGCTCCGTGCGTAGCTCTTCGCTCTTCGGCAGCTTCAATGTCCGCGCTGCCAAGTGGTCCCGAAGCGCCATCCAAAGCTCGTCGCGCAGCCGGTACGCCTGCGGATCGAAACCCGCCGTCTCCGCCACGTTCACGTCACGCACGTTGAAACCCATCTCCCGCAGGCGGTCGGCCACACCGGCACCGAGGCCGATGCTGTCAACGCAGATCACGTCCGGCTTATCGAGCCTCGCCTGTGCAACGACCTTGCCAACCGTCTCCATCAGGTCGTTTCCGTGCCAAGTCTGGTATTCAACCACGACATTCCCGCGCCGCTTGACGAGCGCTGTCCGGTCATCACCAAAGCGCGCCACGTCCAGCCCGTAAATGAGCGGCTTCCCGGGGTCCGGCACGATGTCTCGCGCCATCGCGCTGTCAACCAACTCTGCCGCGATGAGCGTATCGTCGTCCTTGAGCGCAAATTCACCCAGCACGCGCACGCGGTAGGCGTTCGAGTTCTCCCCGTAGGTGTCCCGGATTTGCTTGATGAAGTCCGCGCTCACCAGCGGGTTGTCAACGCAGGACACGTGGAACGTCTTCCACTCGCTGCTGAGCTTGTGGTGTGTCAGGAAGAACAGCCCGCTGTTGCGGGTCGGGTTCCCGATCAGGATCGTGCAGGCGTTGTGACCCGACATCGAGCCCGCCGCGCTCTCAAAGACCGCTTCCGGCACGGCGCTCGCCTCGTCCACCACCAGAAGCACGTTTTCGCTATGAATGCCCGCCAGCGCCTCGGGCCGGTCCGGCGAACTGGTACGGGCCGAGATGAACGAGCCTTCCGGGGAGCTTTTCAGCACCACCTTGTCAGAGAAGACCTCGACCAGCTCACGCAGCGCCGAGGGAAGCTTGTTGATCCAGAACTTCAGTTCCGCGAACAGCGCGTCGAACAGCTGGCCCGCGGTCGGTGCCGTACAGACCGTTTTCTGCGGGTAGCGTGTCAGCATGAACCAGATCATGGCCCACGAGCAGGCCGTGGACTTACCGACGCCATGCCCCGCACGGACAGAAATCCGCCTCTCCCCTGCGGCGATGGCCCTGAGAAATTCTTCCTGCCAGGGAAGCGGGCTTCCGCCGAGCACGTTCCTGACAAACTCGACCGGGCGACCGTAATACGCCTGCACGAAGCGGGCGTAGGCGTCCTTCAG